GTGGAGATGGTAGTGTCTGGCATTATTTATCTTTCTATTTAAAGGAATAAAAAACCCCACCCCTCCGAAGAGGGGCAGGGCTGAGTTAAGAGGTTATGCAGGTTTCACTGCAACAGCACACTCAGGACGGAGAACTCCGTGACCCATTGCATACTTAGCAACGAACAGCGTACCTTGGCGTTCGATCTGATATTCCGATTCGGTTGCCAAATCGAGAAGTTTCACCGTACCGATAGCTTCCTTAGTACCAGCAAGGATGCCGTACTCAAGGGTTGCACCAGAACCAGCCTTAAGAGCGGAGAAGTCTCCGTTGTAGCCAGTACCGTTACCTTCGAACACATCGTTGGCAGACGAACCATCACCAGTAGCAACAGTACTATCGTCGCCCAATTCAGCGATGTCAGTAAGGTGGTTGCTCTTTACGAGACGGATGCCAGCAACGCTAGCAACAGTACCAGCATTGACGTTACCGCCAGTACCAGTGTCCTTGTTAATCGCAACGTTGTCCGAAGTCAGCAACTTGTAGTAAGTTGAAGGACTCAAGACAGCGAAGCGACCTTCGTCTGGAGCGTCATTCTTGTCGAGCGATTCAGCGACAGCATAGAGAGCGTCAATGATACCAGCTGCGGTAGTTAATTCAGCACCAGTGATGCTTGTACCAGCACTTGTGTTAGCCAAGTTAGCGGAAGCTTGGGAAGCAGCATAGAGAGTCTTCATCGTAGCGATGTCGAAACGTTTTGCGAGTGCTTTACCTAGCTCACCAGCGTAGATTGAGCGAACATCATAGTGTTGCTTAAGCTCGTCGATGTTAGCGATGAATGTCGAAGAAACAAGAACGTCATCGATAGTGATGATTTTCTCGTTCATGCCAATGCTGGACAAGTAGCCAGTGTCGGACTCGACGATGTTTTCGCCTACGTTGTGATATTTAGCAGTAGCAATTCCAGAGACTGGGAACTGTGCAGATTTCCCTGAAGAAATCGTGCGCATCATGTGCAGATCTTTCATCACGTTGTTCTCAGCGAAACTCGTAAGAATTTCACCTGAAAAAACTTTCAAAAAGAGTGCATCATTGTCAGATCCACCTTGGATTAAACCACTACGCGAGAGACCTGTGAAGTCACCATTTGCCATAGTATTTTCCTTTTTCTATATTTGTTAGTAAGTGAGAGCTGAATGCTCTCGTTAGTTTTGTGGGTCTTTCAGTCCTTGTATATTTTACGAACTAAGAGTTGTCTGACGTATCAGGCTCTGTCGCTACTTTAAACTTAGAGTAGAAATTATTTAACTTGTGAGCTACCGAAGTAGAAGCCCACAATGGCGAGCATAGATTGTCGTACTTCAGGAAGGATTACGAATCCCTCCAGAGAACTCCAGCCACCACCTCCCAGTCCCAAGAGACCCAGCAATCCTTTGGACGCTTCTTTCTCAATGGTAACAGGAGTGTTTAAAAGTGATAAAATGAACGGAGCTAGAATCACTGCGAACAAAACAAACAGAACGAACAGACGGCGTACCCACACACCACCTCTCTGTGAGGCAAGTTGTGCAGACTCATCTGCTGCTTTTTGTTTTGCTAACTGCATCTCAAGGAGACGAGTTTGTGATTGTGCTTGTGCAGCGAGCATCTTCATAACGAAGCCACTCAAGCCACCACCAAGCATCGCGATTAGTTCCATGCTCATAATTAAAATGCGTTAGACACAGCAATCCGTTTCTCAATCTGTTCACGATATGCAGGGTCGTTCTTATACCTTGGGTCTTGCATAGCTTCGACCATTGAAGCAGCGGACCCAAACGCTTTAACACCACCAGCACCAGAGGTACTACCTTGATTAAGGTTTGGAGCTTTACCTCCAGCTGCTAAGAACTGTGCGTACATACCTTTAACGGCTACACGCGCTTGCTCAACAGATCCTCTTTCAACTATTGCATTATAGGCTTCTAGATCCCCATCTGCTAGGTTTTCACCAGCCCACTCGCTCATGGCTGCGTAGTTAGCGTTACCTCCAATAGACTCCTGAATCTCTAGAGCAGCAGCTGTTGAGATAGCTTCTTGTCCATTAATGTAAGATTCGACAAGTTCCCTTGGAATACCTGATTTTTCTAATTCGATGAAAGCTTTATCAGATAGCTTACCATTTTTAGTAAACTCTTCCGTAGCTTTTTGTATAGCGTCATCAGCCTTCGACCAGCTATTTCGCCTACGAATGGAACATTTCCACCCAATAGACTTACAGCGATACCTAACGCAAGTAATGAAACTACTACTTTTGTTAAGCTGTCAAACATTGAAGTTAATCCTGAGATTGCTTTCATGTTATCCCCCTTTTTTTATTAATAAAAAATCAAAACGAA